TTGTCGTAAAGTGAAAGCTGATAATCAAAATAAGCGCTTGCTGTATTGCCTAATGCTCCGTAAAGAGCGTCCGCAGTATTCCTAAAAAGTTCCTTCTTTTCTTTCTCTGCCTTTTTCTCTTTTTCAATGAGCTTCATCTTTTCTTCAAATGCTCGCTTATTAGCCTCAACAACAAGATCGCCTGTTACCTGTGCCGCCCTTCCGTATCCGGCATATGCGGTTTCAACGCTATCGCTCCAATCAATAACAGCTTCTTTGTTTTCCTCAGTTTTCTCAGTGTTTATTTCTATTTGTTCTGTACTGTCAACAAGGGCTTCAGTTGCATCTTCTGTTACCTCTCGTTGGTATTCTTTGGCTTCTATTTCCTGCCCTATTGCTCGAACTTTAGCAGCAGAAGCGTTTATACTTAATTGAGTTTTGTCTATATTATTTTGAATGAGTTGTAACGCTGCTGCATTCTGGTTCAATGATTTAGCAGTCTCTAATGCCTGTAATTGTCTGGCCTTAACATCACGAAGCCTAACAATTTCCATCTCAGCAAGTTTAAGGCGCTCCTGATCAGTTAATTCTATTCCCTGTTCCTGCTTTTTAAGAAGCTCCTCACGTTCCTTCCGTTCCTGCCTGATGTTTTTTGTTATGTTAAATATCGCCGTGCCTAATGCTATTATTGCCGTAGCCGCTAAAACATAAGGATTAGTATTGCCTATAATCGCTGTCAGTTTCCCGAACGCAAAAAGTAAAGGCCCTATAGCAGCAGCAACCCCGCCTACAGATAAGATAAGTTTCTTCTGTGTTTCGTCAAGGTCACTAAACCATGTTACAATATTACCAACCTTATCCACTATTTTATTAAGCTCAGGTATTAGAATAGAACCGAACGATTCAGCTAAATCCCCTATTGAGTTTTTAAGCTGTACCATCGGGCCAAGTCCTGCATCAGCGGCAGCACTTGCTGCGCCATCAAACTTTGTGCTTAACTGGTCTGTGAGTTCTGCTAATCTTTCAGTCGGGTCTGTGGTCTCTCCTAATTCTATTCCATATCTTGCGAGGGCATTTGTTGAGCTTCCTAAAGTCTTTCCCACAAGAGAGGCGGCTGTCTGTAAGTCAACTCCCATTGCTGCTGAAAAGTCAAGGATCCCTGGCAATACAGCTTTTAATCCATCTTCGTCTAAATCCGATAACTGCTGAACAAGTGCTAATGCTGAAAGCTGTGCTTCATCTCCATAAAGCGTAACCTCTTGCAACCCCGCTGTATAATCTTTCAGGCTCTCAAGCGATATTTCCGCTTCTTTCCCTGTTGCCCTTATTGCATTAGTTAAAGCGGCCTCGGCTTTCTCTTGTTTATCGGCAGCAATAACAAACCCTGTTGCAAGACCGGCAAGCGGAAGTGTTAACTTTTTAGTCAAGCTCCCGCCGACCTTAGTTGCTGTGTCGCTGAATGCTTTGAGTTTCTTTTGACTTTGATTTATTGCGCCGTCAAGCTCTGAGGTATCTCCCCGAAGTTTAACAAACATATCGCCTATATTAGCCATCTATTGCCCCGTATTTATTTCTTAATTCTTCTCTAATCTGCTTCAGCTCATCATAGCTCATATCAGAAGCTTTTTTCGGCTTGTCACTTTTCGGATATTTCAGCTCAAGCCCCATGTTGTGATACATGATAATCTGCGCCAGGCTCATCTTCCAAAGCAAATATTCTTTCGTAGCCCATGGATACATTAACGCCATCGATACAAATAAGCGGCCAAGATGATAATCCCCGTCACCCTGACCGCCCTTTAGTTTTTTGAGTGCGCCTCGATTGTTCCATAGCTTGCAAGCAGACTGTCCCGGATAGCTTCTGCCATTGCCTGAACCTGAGCCGGTGATGTGTTACGTTCAAACCATTTGCGATCCATTTCGGGATGATCCACTGAGCAGAATAAAACACACAAGTCAAGCGTCATGTCAAATGCCTTCCTCGTTTCATCGCCGCCTTCTTCAAGTTTCTTCTGGTCAAATTTCTGCATTCCCCGGATAATCTTATCAACCTCAAAGGTAATCCCGCAGGGGATGAAAGATACATCGATCTTTTCACCCCCAAGCTGGATGTGCTTTGCTGTCGGTCTTAATACGTCAAGATCAAGCACTTCATTCATTAGTCTATCCACTTCCTTATTTCATACAGCTGAGCGCCTACAGATGCAGTTGTATCAACCTTCCCTGTAATCTCAAAAGCTATAACCGAAATAGGATCAGTGTCGTTATCGCTCTTTGCGGTGAATTGAGGCCCGTTGTCAAACGTTCCCTTGTACACCAGAATTGATGTAACTTCTGAAGCCCCTGAAACTGTCCTTGTATTTGTAAGCTTGAAAGCCTTTTCAGTTATTGAAGTCTTACCGCCTGCGTAAATAATAGACGCATCAGTTGCCGTGGATCCTACAGTAAGAATACCACCCATAGCCGATGACAGAAGCTCTCCATCATATTCGATCAGCTCGCCTGAAACTGTGAAAGTCTCGCTCGCTATACCTTCAAGCGGATCAGGCGCATTCCCTGCCTGTACGTCATATTTTGTAATGTTATGCCCGAAACTATTTATAATCCCGGCCCCCAAGTTTTCCCAAGTGCCACCCGCCGATGTACCGACAGAGGCAAACTCAATTTTGTAGTTCCCAATAATTAGCTTATTGGAATCAACAGTCGTGTTTTGATATTGTGCCATCTAAAATCTCTCCTTTTAAGATACCGTCGTTGACGGGTATACAACTAAGATATCAACCGGCGCATTGAAGATATGATCTTCCGGCTCCGGTATCAACCCCGCATCAGTTTGCAGTGAAGCCCTCGAAAAGTCAAAGCCGTTCTGCGTTCCATAAGTACCGGTACTATTAGCCCCATGGAATAAGTCAATAACAAGCCTTGCTAAATCTCTTGCCTCACTTGCCGATGATGCCCGGCAGTTTATACTATATGTAACCCTCTCAAGCCCATTTTCACGCTGTACATTCCCGACCTCGTAATAATTAATACATGGCAATCTAGACCCTTTTGGCCTTAGCCCATGATTAACCCTGCTATCCACAATGGCGGTTATTGCGGTAGTATTAAGTAATGTCCAACCAACAGCTTGATACGGTTTCATTTATTTCCTCATATAATCGGCAAAGTATCTCTTGCCATTTTCTTCAAATGTTCTAAGCGTTTTCCCCTGTGCTAATGCCAAAGAAGGTCTTAAAAAAGGCTGCGCATCTATTCCGGGATGTGTAACTGACTTCCCAAAATATGATTTACCATCGCTTAAACTTCTTGCGTTTTTTGCTTTTATGATATAAGAACTAGTCCCATATTCAATGTGAGGGGCATAGTCAACAGCAGTTCCCACAAATACTTCTTCATCTCTTGAAGGCTTCGTAATTACATCGGAGCTTTTTGCATTGCCATCCGGTTTTGTGCCTTCTGTTCTTGATTGCGTTGTAATGCTTCCTGCAAGCCTTCCAGTCTTAACCGGAGCCAATACTTTAGCTTGCCCTTCAATAATAAGCCCTAACTCAAACAGTGATTTATTCATCACCTTTTTGCCTTTTACTTTTACGTCTTCGCCATTCCAATTAAGATCAGTTTTAACGTCAATCACGATAGCCTCTCCAAGCCTACAATAACAAGCTCGTTCCTATTCGCCACATTATCAGCGTGACCGGTTATTCGGTAAGTGTTGCTATCATAAATAACTTCCTGATCGGCATCAGTAAAAGTATACTCGCCGTACTCCAAAGCTAAAACATGAGTCGATGCAGCGGCAATCTTATCTGATACAAATCTATCATTACTGCTCGGTTGCCATATGTTAGCCCTCGTCAATGTCGTTATAGTTGTTGCAGTAGTAACCCCTCCCATGCCGTCTTGAGCTTCAGTAATCCTGCGCACCTGCACAGTTGATAAATTAAGCAGTGAAGCTAACATTAAACAACCCTCACTGCTGTATAAGTAGCAAGCCCATCAATCAGGCTTTGCGGATACCCGAATGGTGTACTTGATACACCTGGGGAGCTGTAGGAAACTGAATAAGGCCCGAGTGATTTACTTGTGATTCCTGGCACTGCGTTTTTCCTGTCGTCGTAGTCGTACTTGACCATTTGAGCAGCGATGTATTTAAGCGCATTAGGCCAATCGACAACTGAGATGTAAATCGATCTAACTGTCGCCTCGGCAATAACCGAAGTAGCGGACGAAATAGTAAGAACATTATCAGCAACGGTATCGACAATATGATAGCCATCGT